GCAAAGCTGGCCGTGGGCGACCACTGCAAATGGTGCGCTGCTAAGCCCATCTGCCCTTTGATGACCGGCGCGGTTGAGCGCGCATTGAAAACGCAGATAGAAGCGTTGCCTGCGCCGCAGATTAGCAACTACCTTAAGACCGCTGACATGCTTGAGGAATGGATCAAAGACTTGCGCGCCCTTGCATTGCAGATGCTTGAGTCTGGCGCCAAGTTGCCCGAATACAAACTGGTGGCCAAGCGTGCCATCCGTTCATGGTCGGATGAGGAGAAGGCAAAAATTGCCCTTTTCGCATACGGTCTCACAGAATCTGAAGTGATGGAGACAACCGTTGTCTCTCCGGCCAAGGCCGAAAAGGCGCTCAAAAAGCGCAAGATCGGCCTACCCGAAGACCTAGTGGTTGCCATTTCTTCAGGTAACACTTTGGCAAGCGCGGATGACCCACGCCCCGAAGTGATGCTCCTCGGGAAGCAGTTATCTGCTGCCCTTTCTAAACTCCAGTAAAGGAAAATCATGTCTAGTCTAGTAACCTTCTCTCAAGCAAATCTCCCCGCTGTTTCTACTTTGTCTAGCGCTTTGCGTTCGATCCAAGCCGAGGTCGGCCCAGCCGGTGTTGTCATCATTAAGATGGACAAAACTGGTCACTGGGTCTTTGGTGCAGATCAAACTGAAGCCGAAGACGACGCTGTGTGGGCTGTCAATCCTTTCTCTTTTGTCCATGGCTTTATTGCTTGGGGCGATGGTGAAGTGTTGGGCGAAAAGATGACCAGCGTCAGCAACCCATTGCCTGAATTGGATGAGGCACCGCCCCAAGCCAAAAAGGGTTGGGAAACTCAAGTCGGTATGTCTTTGAAGTGCATCTCTGGCGAAGACAAGGGCATGGAAGCGCGCTTCACCACCACGTCAGTGGGCGGTAAGCGTGCGGTTCAAACCTTGGCCGTGGCCTTGGCCGAGCAGGTCGAAAAAGACCAGACCAAGCCAGTGCCAGTCGTGCGTCTGAGAAAAGATCACTACGCCCACAAATCCTACGGCAAGATTTACACGCCAGTGTTTGAGGTTGTCGAGTGGGTGAGCATGGATGGCGAAGCGCCTGCTGCCGAACCAGTGGCCGAGCCAGCCGCACCAGCACGTCGTCGTCGTTCAGCGTAATTTTTCTGATGGGCGTTATGAGCGCCCATTGGAAAGGAGACGCCAATGCTTTGGTTAGATTTTGAAACGCGCAGTACGTGTGACCTACGCGCCAAGGGCGTGTACAACTACGCTCAGGACGCAAGCACCGATGTGCTGTGCATGTCCTATGCGTTTGACGATGAGGAAGTCACGACGTGGGTACCGTCTGAGCCATTTCCGGATAGCGTTCGCAACTACACCGGCCAGATCAGGGCGCACAACGCGGCGTTCGAGCGCTTGATCTTTTGGTATGTGTTGCAGATCAACTTTAACTTAGAGCAGTTTTATTGCACTGCAACACAAGCCCGCGCCAACTGTGCGCCTGGCAGTCTGGAGGACGTTGGCCGCTTTGCTGGCGCGTCCATGAAGAAAGATCATAGGGGCGCGCAACTGATCCGCTTGATGTGCGTGCCGCCATTTAAAGACTCGCCTGAACTGATGGCCGAGATGATTAAGTATTGTGAGCAAGACGTGCGCGCCATGCGTGCGATCAGCAAGGGCATGCGCGAGCTATCTGATGAGGAATTGCTGGACTATCACGTCAACGAGCAGATCAACGACCGAGGCGTGTTGGTCGATGTGCCGCTGTGCCAAGCAGCCGTGAAGTTTGCCTCCGATGAACTGATTGAAATTGAGCAGATTGTCAAAGAAGTCACCGATGGTGCTATCACCAGCGTCAGGTCGCCGCGTATGCGTGAGTGGGTGCTTGAGCGCGTAGGTGATGAAGCCAAGAAGTTGATGGAAAAAGATGGTAAATATTCCATTGACAAAACAGTTCGATCTAACCTTTTAGCAATGGAGAATCCCGATGAAGTTCCAGCCAATGTCCAAGAAGTTATCCAATGTGCCGACGACCTCTGGGCGTCCTCGGTGGCAAAGTTCAACCGACTTAGCTGTTTGGCAGATGAGGAGGATCAGAGGGTACGCGGAGCATTCGTATTCGCTGGCGGCTCAGCAACAGGTCGAGCATCTTCGTATGGTGCCCAGGTTCACAATTTCACACGCAAGTGTGCCGACGAGCCTGAAGAAACCCGCAACGCCATGGTCAGAGGGCACTCAATTGTGCCTCGGTATGGAAAGCGCGTTACCGATGTTCTCAAAGGAATGCTTCGGCCTGCACTCATCCCTGCAAAGGGCAAGCATTTTGTCGTTGCCGACTGGGCGGCCATTGAAGCCCGCGTCAACCCGTGGCTCTCAGGCCGAGGTCAAGACAAGTTGGAACTATTCCGCACTGGGGAAGACGTATATAAAGTCAATGCCGCCGCCACTTTCAGCGTCCGAGTGGCCGACGTCACCAAAGACCAGCGTCAGATTGGGAAGGTTCAAGAACTTGCCTGTGGATTTGCTGGCGGCGTGGGGGCTTTTGCTGCTATGGGTCGGGCTTATGGGATCAGTCTTCCTGAGCCAGTTGCCAAACGCATGGTGGATGGCTGGCGGCGTGCTAATCCTTGGAGCGTGCCTTATTGGTCGGCGCTTGAGGAGTCCTACACCCGAGCAATGAGAAACAAAGGGCGTGAATTTAAGGCTGGCCGTATAACATATTTGTACGACGGTTTGCACCTATGGTATGCCCTACCCTCTGGCCGGATTCTGTGCTACCCCTATGCAAAATTAGAACCCGAGGGCGTCAGTTATGCCAAAGCGGCATGGAAGCCCGCGCAAGATGCAAAAGAATGGCCGCGCGCCCGTCTGTGGAAAGGCTTGGCATGTGAAAATGTAACGCAGGCGGTGGCCAACGATTTGCTTCGCCACGCCCTGCGTCAACTCGATGACGTTGTGCTGCATGTGCATGATGAGATCGTACTTGAAACTTCTGACCCCAATGCAGAACAAAATCTAAAACGTGTGATGTGTACAGCGCCAGCATGGGCAGACGGCCTGCCCTTGAACGCTGAAGTAGAAACTATGAAAAGGTATGGCAAATGAACTTTCTTGATTTTTTAATTTCTTTGGCGCCCGAGGGTGAGACTGCGTTGATCGTGCGCCAGAAGCCCATTGGCAAAGAACTGCAATTCCACGCAGATGGCGCAATCAAATGCACATGGCCGGCTATGTTGCCTACCGCACGCATTAAAGACGACTGGGCGATCTACGGCAACACTGCTTCGTTTATTATCGACCGCTTTAAAGATGGCCACGTCAGCGCCAGCGCCGCCAACTGTGAGTATGTGCTTGTCATGGTGTTGGATGACGTGGGTACAAAGGCGGCCATCCCGCCGCTTGATCCGACGTGGAAGATTGAAACGTCAGAGGGTTCGTTTCAGTGGGGCTACGCGTTCTCAGAGCAGCCCACAAAGGCCGACTTCAGCGCGGCCATTAAAGCAATCGCCGATGCGGGTTACACCGACAAGGGCGCAATTAACGCCGTGCGCAATTTTCGCTTGCCTGGTTCGATTAACTTGAAACCCGACCGTAACAACTTCGCCGCCAAGCTGGTAGAGTTTCACCCAGCGCGTGACTTTACATTGGACCAAATTTGTGATGCGCTTGGCGTAGTGCCCGCGCCGGCTGACTCTGTTGGCTTCAAGCCGATCCGCTTGTCAGATGACGGCGCCGATGACGTAATGGCGTGGCTTAGTGGCCAGGGCCTGCTACTGTCTAAGCCCAATCAAGAGGGCTGGGCCGGCGTGATGTGCCCCAATTCAGCCGAGCATACAGACGGCAACCCTGAAGGCCGTTACATGCCCGCCAACCGCGCCTACTGCTGCCTGCACAGTCACTGCGTCGAGTTCGGTTCGTCGCTGTTTTTGCAATGGGTCGCTGACAATGGCGGCCCCAAGCATGCCCCTGGCTTACGTGATGAGCTACTGACCTTGGCCATGGATCAAGCCCTGTCTAAAATCAAGCCAACCGAAGCATTTCCCGACGCGGCGGCGGCCATCATCGCCGAGGTCGAGCGCAAAGAACTAGGGCGCATTGAGAAGGCGCAGTGGTACGGCCGGTTTGCCTACATTCAAGACGACGAATCCTACTTTGACATGCAAGACCGCAGGGAAATTTCCCGCAGCACCTTTAACGCATTGTTTCGTCATATCCCCTGCAATTCGATCCACGGCAAGCGCCCTAAGGTCGAGGCGTCAATTTGCTTTGATGAAAACCGCCAAGAATGCGGCGCCAAAGCGCTTGTGGGGATCACTTACGCCGCCGGCGAATCGGTCATTGTGGCCCGTGATGGCGATCTGTACGGTAACCGCTGGCGCGACGCTCGGCCCCCAGTGGCCGCCGGTGACATTGGTTTGTGGATGGACCACTGCAAAACCCTTGTGCCCGATCAGCGCGAGTTGGATCACATTTTGAATGTGATGGCCTTTAAAATCCAATTTCCCGGCATCAAGATCAATCATGCCGTGCTGCATGGTGGTGACCAGGGGTCCGGAAAAGATACCATGTGGGCGCCGTTCATTTGGGCCGTGTGTGGCCCCCACCTTAAAAACCGTGGCCTGCTGGACAATGACACCATGAGCAGCCAATTTGGTTATGCTCTTGAATCTGAAATTTTGATTTTGAATGAGTTGAAAGAACCCGACGCCAAGGAAAGGAGAGCATTAGCGAATAAACTAAAGCCCATCATCGCCGCGCCGCCTGAAATGCTGACAGTGAACCGCAAGGGCCTGCACCCGTATCAAATGGCCAACCGCGTGTTCGTGCTGGCCTTTTCCAATGACCCCGTGCCGATTAGCCTAGACTCTCAAGATCGCCGGTGGATGTGCATTTGGTCGCATGCGCCGCGCATGAGTACCGACGCCGCCGCGCGCATGTGGGCTTGGTACAAAGCCGGAGGGTTCGCGGCCGTGGGCGCCTGGCTGCATGCTCGCGACGTCTCGGCGTTTAACCCTGGCGCTGCGCCCATGATGACCGAGTTTAAATTAAACCTTGTTGAGCATGGCATGAGCATGGCCGAATCGTACCTTGTGGAACTGATGCGCGGGCGCCTGGGCGAGTTTTCGAAGGGCGTGGTAGCGTCGCCCTTCCATGCGCTTTGTGACCGCGTGGCTGGCGCCGCTCCGGCTGGCGTGAAGGTTCCGCAGCCGGCGCTACTGCATGCCCTAAAAGAGGCCGGCTGGGTCGACTTGGGCCGCGTGGCGTCCGGTGACTTCCAAAGTAAAAAACACATGTTTTGTGCGCCAGAGATGGCCGGCCGGCCAAAGTCAGAATTGCGCCGCATGGTCGAGGATATACCTGCGCCCCTGGCCGTGCGCCTGGTGAAGTAAAAAAAAGGCCCCTATCACTAGGGGCCTTATGAGGTAGGCAACTGCTACAGGTCGAGCAAAACGGCCAGCAGCGCCCCCAGTATAAGGGCGATTAGTAAGACCATCAATAGGCGCTCCGCATCGCTTCCATGGCGCCGCTTTGCATGAGCCGGCGCGCTTCGGGGCCTTCGGCGATGGCCATTTTGTATTCATGCTCTGACACTTGGCCGCGCTCATATCTAAACCCAAGATCCACATAATAATGGTCGGCGTACGTGAGCGGCGCCCAGGGCGCGATTATTTCCCGCATCAGTGGGTGTAAATTATCCTTCGTTTTCATATAGATCCTCTCCGGTGTAATAGGTGGTCGGCGCTTCGTTTAGATTCTCATAAAAGCCGGTCAACGTGTTTTCGCCGCCGTACGGCGCGCCCCGGCCCTGGTGGCCCCGGCCACTATTCAGCGCGTAATAGCGCGTTACATAATCGGCCGTTGAATAAAAATAGTCGGGAAAATAACGGCGCTCAGGGCCTTTACTTTTTACAATTTTATGTTTACCGGTGCATTTTGCATGCTCCGCGAAAATGTCACGGTCGTCGTTTATTTTGTAGGCCGTACGGCCAATAGTTACGGTTTTCATGTGGCCACCTTATCCAGCGCTTCGCGCGCCCGGTCTAATGCAATCTGAAAATTATCGGCGCGCGCGTTGTCCGGTAGATCCGGCGCGATTAGATCCGAATAGAAAATAAGCGCTTGCAGCGCGTTCATTAGGTCTTCGCTCATACTTTACTCCAGGTTATAGCGCGCACCAGCGCGCGCCCCTATACGGCCACCAGGGCCGCATAAAGTCGCGTGCTAGATAGTGCAGCAGCCGCAGCACGGCGCATCAATACACCGGCCGCGCGGGTTTTGGTAGAACGTGCTGGGGCCGTTCTCACCGTAGAAAACGACGCGAGAATCGCCGGGTTCATCTAGCCAAGCGCGGCGCGTTATCGTGTCAAATTTAATGTCGTCGCCCGGGTTGATCCTGGCGCCCGACCGGCTACAGTGGCCGGGGTATTTTGCGCGCATGCTTTTTATCATTTTGTGACCCTCGCATAAAGCGCGCGCGCTTCGCAATGACATTCGAAAATGTCGCGCGCGATCGCGTGCCGGTGCATGCGCTGGGCGCGGGTAAGCGCGACGGGCCGCAGCTTTTTATAAAGCGCCCGTAAAACTTGCTTAGGTGTTGCATTTACATGCAAGCGCAAACGGTGATACGTGCCAAAATATTTCATGATGCGAGCCTTAAATTGATTATGCGATGGCGCGAACCGTGCGCCGGGAAACCTACAATAGCCGCGCGCTGGCGCTGGCACAATTGGCATGTCGCGCAGCTGACGTCGTCGCGCTGGGTGGCCGGGCAAACGACGACCGGCCGGCCAGCTGGCGTTTTTAGGTTTTCGTTTTGCGTTGACGGTAAAACGACGACGACCGGGCCGGCGTTTTGATCGGCCAAATAATCGGCGTCGTTTAAATCATTGGCCGATAGGTTTACAGTGAAACCCCAGGCGTTCGCATGTCGGATCCAATTTATAGAATCGGCGTCGCGATGATGCGAATAAGTAAACCCGCGTTTATTTTTATTGGCCGCGACAAGTTGGCCTAATTTGACGGCGTCAATTGTGCCGTTTTGCTGGGGCAAATCGCCGGCTTGATTGTGCCGCCATATTTGGTTATCGGGTAAGCGCGCGATTGTGCTGCAAAACTCTTCCCAGGACGTGCCGCGCGTTTTCATTGATACGGCGGCCCAATGGAGCGCCAGTGGCCCGCTGGCTGCGTAGCATTCGGCCTTCATTTTGCAATCGGCTGGGCAACTGTCGCGCTCGGTAGTTGAAACCGGTATCGGGCCGGTTTTGACGTTCGCGCTTTTAAGGGTTAAATGTACTTGCATGTTATTTCACCAGTACATCAAAATACGCGAGCGCGCCGATAAGCAGCGCGCCAGCCACCAGCAGCACGGCCACCAGGTCTAATAAATCTAATAATGCTTTTTTCATGTTGTTTTGCCTTTATGTTGTTGGCCGGCTTTGCGCCGGCCGGTTTAGTTAAGCGATAAATTCTGGGTGATTTGTGACGCCAAATGCCAGGGCATGAGCGCGAAGCGCTTCGGCGCTTTTTTGGCTGCGAGCGCAACGAATGAGCGCAGATATAGCGCGAGCGACATAGTCAGGACCTAAGCCAGCAGCGCGGTATTTTGTAATCAATTGCAATTCGCGAATTTCAGATTTTGTCATTTTGTACCTTTAGATTAGATTAGTGTTTACCGGCTTTTTGCTTGCCAGTGATGCTATTGTAAGGGATTTCTTTGCATTGTCAACACCTAATTGCAAATAAATTGCAATTATGCGAATTTTGCATAGTTGGGTCATTTGGGTCACGGTTTGGCCATGCTTTTTAATTAGATGACCTAAGCGCCGAAGCGCGCCAGTACTAGAAAACTCTATGCTTTGGGTCATTTGGGTCATTGATTCTGATTAAGAAAATATAAGATTTTTATATAAGGGTATACCCTTAGTAAACCATGCATGCTTCACGCACGCCGCATCCCGCGCCGATTTTTATTCGATGACAAAATGACCCAAATGACCCAAAGCCTGGGCGCCAGATCTGCGCGCTTAGGTCATTTGGGTCACGCAAAAAACAATGACCCAAATGACCCAAAGCATGCCAGCCACTGGCGCCAGCTTGCAATAAAAAACAATGACCCAAATGACCCAAATGACCCAAAGCCCGCCGGCCGGTCCGCCGCCGGCGCCAGCATGCGCCAGCATGGCCGCTGGCAATACCCACAATGCCAGAAGGGGGATGGGTAGGGCCAACGGCAAAGGGCCAGCAGAAACGTACGGGCCGTGAACAATTTTTTTTAGCTACAAAATTTTTTTTCTTGTAGAATCCAGCCACGTGCAACCAGCATGGAGAACACATGTTCCATTCGATTCCATTTACACCGCGCAAGGTGCAAGCAACAGAGTCGCGCTTGAAGGCGGTATATGACGCCGCCAAACTTGGCCTCAAAGGCGACACCTTAGCGCTTGCCGCTGGCATGTTGCCTACCGAATACCGACAACTCACGCAACTTGACCCCGTGGTCGAGATGGCTGCGCAAAAAGGCAAAGCCGACGGTGAGATTGAAATGGCCAACATTATCCGCAACGCTGCGCTAGAAGGCGACGCTAAGATGGCGTTAGAAGTCTTAAAGCACCAGCACGGCTGGGTGGCCAAGCAGGCCATATCTGTCGAAGTGGATCAGCGCATATCCATCACAGGTGCGCTGGCCGAGGCCACTAAGCGAGCCTTAGATGTCACTGACGCCCAAATAATCGAGCCACAAATTCATGCAATCGACCATATACAGCGCTGAAGACGAACAGGAACTGATGGCGCGTCTGTGGGCGCCAGCGATCAAGGACAACCCACTGGCGTTTGTGATGTTTGCGTTTCCATGGGGACAACCAGGCACGCCACTGGAACATTTCAAAGGCCCGCGCAAGTGGCAGCGTGAGGTCTTGCAGCAGATCACTGATCACATAGCTCAAAATAAAGGTCAGCTAGACTTCAATACCTTAAGGCATGCGGTCAGTTCTGGCCGTGGTATTGGCAAGTCGGCGTTAGTCAGTTGGATCACAATCTGGATGCTTACAACGCGCATCGGCTCCACGACCATCATCTCGGCTAACAGTGAATCTCAACTGCGCTCAGTCACTTGGGCCGAGATAACCAAGTGGCTGGCAACTGCTATCAACAGCCATTGGTTTGAAGTCTCGGCTACCCGAGTGATGCCCGCCAAGTGGCTCACCGAATTAGTCGAGCGTGATCTCAAGAAGGGCACACGCTACTGGGGTGTTGAAGGGCGGCTGTGGTCAGCGGAGAATCCCGATGCGTACGCTGGCGTACACAACTTTGACGGTGTG